CCTCCCTCGTGTTCTATAAGTTTATCTAAGAACCAACGAGCTTTCTTTAGGTCTTCTAAACCGTTTTTAAATCTCCACCTGCAGATGTATTTAGTTATCGAGGCAGTTAGGTAGTCCATATCTTGGTCTAAGATAAAATCTATGACCTCAATGTTACCTTGTTTATAATGGTTAGGATTTATTTTATCTTCGTCCATTTCTTTAGTTCCTTAATTTCTTTAGTTGAAAATACTTTGATGTCGTACTTCTCACACCATTTCCTGTAAGTAATTTTATTACCCTTAGCTACTTTAGAATCGGGGCGGGGCATCAAGAATATTAACTCCTTACCTTCAAACCTAAGTTGTTCAGCAATTGATTTATATTTCTGTCTGTCCCCACTCCGAAAGAACCCTTTAACTTCTATGTGGTACTTGCCTTTAACAAAATCAGGCGTATAGTTTTTACGGATAGTATAGGCTATCCTACAAGGTTCATACTTCCATTCCTTACCAAGAGCTTCGGAACATTCTTTCTCTAGCTTACTGCGAAACTTTATTGCCATCTCTATCCACCTCTATTACGTTAGGTAAATGTACAACCTGCGTCAAGTAACGAGGTCCATTAGAGTATAAGAATGTTCTTAGGTCTTCACCCCAACAATCGTGCTTATATGCACAGTAACTACAACCAACGGCAAGTTTCATATTGCCTGACTTACCATCAGGTATAGTCTCATAACATCTCTCAGGTGGTGTCTCTGCTTTAACTATTTTCTTTATATTCTTTATTCTTTCAGGTATAGAGAAAAAGTTTAACTTCGACCAGTACCATTGAGACTCATCAGCCATATCATACTTTAGATATGTAAGATGTCCGTTGGTCTTATCCATAACTAACCAACCAATATCTGTTGTATCCTCAGCGTGAGCATAGCCTTTGATTTGGTCTATATATCCAAAGGGGTCATCATTAACTAATGAGCCATCCTTGAACTTCTTAAAGCCATAAGATGATGCTGATTTAACATCAGTAAGTACACCGTCAATCTTACAGTCCATAGAGCCTTTGATACCATCTACTTCTACTTGCTTCTGTTCGTGTGTCACATCGTGACCCGAAAGTTTAGTAAGGGCTAGTACCATCTCTTCAATCAAGTGACCATATAGAAACTTGATTCTTGTATGGGGTAATAGTTTCTCACCCTCATAGCCATTATAAGAATACCACAACTGTCTATCTTTCTTACCTATGTTAGACATACGGAGCTTACGTCTATCAAACTCGTGCTCTGTGATATTATCTCTCAATATCTGCTTCATATTCTCACCGAAGTCATTTATTACTTGTTCGACAGGCACACCTTCAGGAATATCCTTGGTGTCAATCATACGATATATGTCGCTTACTAGATTATCTGTACTCATTGTTGTACCTCAGCTTTATTATGATATGATTTTACCCTATCTCTTGTTTGAAAATAACCATTAAACTCTGGAAATTCTTCCATAAATTTCCTAGCATAATGAGAAATCCAACCATCATCAACTTTATAATCACCATCTCCAGTTATCATAGTTTCCCATCTTATTCTGTGAAAAATTGCTTTAGCAGAATAATGTTCTCTATGTTGTGCAGATATTTTAGTAAACTTAACAAAAAACTCATATAGCTTGGGGTTTTCGTTATCATATTTTTTAAAGTTATCTGCTGTCCATTTACCATTCATTTTTAATGTGTCTGTTGCCACGTTTCACCTACCTTGTATTCACCGTCCAAAGGACAGTTTAGTTTAAAAGATTTACCTGCTTGAATGATAGACCCTACCGCTAGACCTCCGAAGAAGTCTGCTTGGTCTTGTCTGACCTCGCATTGAAACTCATCGTGCACATTCAGTACGAACTTATAATCTAAGTCATACTGTCTAGCATAAGAGTCCAACAGTACCAACGCTTTCTTCATAACCACCGCACCTGCACTCTGTAGTAGAGTGTTTAGTGCTGAGTGTTGTGAGCGTATGTGTAGCTTACGTCCATCTAATCCAGTAACCCAACCCTTACCGCTTGATTCGGAAACTTTCTCTCGCAGTTGTTTTAATGCAGGAGTATTGTCAAGAAAGTTCTTCTTAAGTATACGCCCACGCTTTGCACCACCTCCTGCTACCTCACCAATCTTACTATCACCTGCTCCGTATAAGAACGCATAGATAAAAGTCTTGGCTTGGTCTCTAGTCTGTAGTCCTGCTGACTTCTGATTAGCAGAATGAATGTCACCATTAAGTATCTCATTAGTGTATTTATCATCATTCATATAGTGTGCGAGCATTCTAAGTTCTAGACCACTAGCATCACAACCAACCAACTTATAATCTTCGGGAACAGTCCACAAGTCTCTACAGTCAGCACCGTAGCCACCCTCAAAACCCCAAAGTATTTTACCGTCCTTACCGTGCCTAGTCGCAGGGACTTGAGCACAATTAGGATTGGAGTGTGTCATCCTACCAGTCACCGCACCGCAAGGGTTTACTCTTCCGTGTACTCGACCAGTACGCTCATCTATTGCATCAACCCAACTCTTTACCATAGCTATACGCTTGGTTAGTGTCAGGTAATCTACAATCAACTGAGCTTCAGGTATATTAACAGATTTAAGTACCTTCTCGTCTACGATAGGATTGCCCTTCTCAGTAAATGCTTTGGGCTTCCAACCGAAGTGTTGTAGATACTTAGCTATCTGTTGCCTTGAGCCTAAGTTAAACTCAGGGTACTCAAAGTATCCCCAAGCACATTGCTTTACTTCGCAACTAGCTATAGCAGGGTCTCCCTCAGCATCTAACTCATCATAAAAGTGTGCACCTTTATCTAACTGTGCCTGATACCTTTTAGAGATACTGCCGTCTTTGTTCTTCATCTTGTCTTTAGGATGAACTAAGTCTACCCACACAGGCAGAGGTTTAAATCTCTCGTGTACCTCGTCCTCTATGTCTAACACTTTCTCTTTCATTTCAGCTAGTAGTTCATACGCACGCTCTTCATTAAGTATCATACCATTATCGGTCTGTTGCTTAATAATCTCAGCCGTTGTATGTTCTAAATTAACTGCCTCAGAAAAAGTTAAATGTTTAACAAAATGATTGTAAAGAGCTTTAGTAACTCTCACATCTTGCTGACAATATTCTAACATATCGTGGCTATACTCTTCCCATCCACCTTGATAGTCATCCTTATAATCACCAAGCCTCTCACCCCACGCTCTTAAACTGTGCCCACCGTCAAGGCTAGGGTTATATAGTCTGCTAAGTACGAGAGTGTCCCGTAAATTAAAAGACCAATCCATCCCAGTAATCCTACGCAGAATAGGAACATCAAAATTAATAATGTTGTGTCCCACAAGAGTGTCGACATTCTCTGATGCCAACCATTTTCGAAAAAGTCCATTGGCTTCTCCTCCTATAAAGTTGTATACAGTAGTCTCATCGTTGTCTAGCAT